AATCATTCGGCATCGAAAGATGATTTGTCGCAATTCGTATGTTCGAGTGTGTATGGGTATCTAAACGGCACAGGTCTTTTGTATAGAGGTGTGAATATTTGTGGACATTAGACCAATTCCTAAAAAGTTGCTCATCCATTCGATCGAATATGAAGAATTTTTAGGGGATGGACCCTTTGGCGAAGAATACGCTGAAAAAGAAACGATTTCAAATGTTTTAGTTCATCCGAAAACACTCATACATCGGGACGAAAAAAACGAAGAAATACAAATTAACGCTGTAATATTTCTTGACGCGGTAAATACACCAAATTTTAAGCCATTGACAGTTAAATCAAAGGTTTATTTCAACGGAAGAGAATGGCGCGTTTATCAATGTGAACCATACTATACGCTTAATCCAGATGTTCCCCATCACTATGAGGTGATGATCGGATGATCAAATTCAACGCAAAGATAGATATTGATGAAAATGAGATTGCAGGAAGAATTAATAACGCAATCAATAAAGCGCAATTCGCTTTAGATATGCAAGTTATTAAGGATTCTAATTATTATGCGCCTGAAGATACAGGGGAATTAAAGCGTTCTGCATTACGCGCCAGTCAAATTGGTAAAGGTCAAGTTATATGGGATACACCATACGCAAGGCGGCTTTATTACAATCCTCAATACAATTTCTCGAAAGACAGAAACCCAAATGCACAAGGGCTTTGGTTTGAAAAAGCTAAATCCGTGCATCAAAGAGATTGGGCGAATGTCGTTCAAAAGGCGGTGGATGAAAACTTGTGACGATGGATTTTTTAGAAAGACTAGTAGAGTTTTTAAACAGGCAAAATTATTATGCTACTGTCGTTTCTCCTATCCTAGTAGATGGAAATAGCATTGCAATTATGGTGATGCCTTCTAATGACTATGAACATTATTTTGATGGTTCCTATCGTCAAGGATATGCTTTTCAAATAATGACAAAGCATACTGATCAATTAACCGCCTATCATACGATTATTGATATTGCAAATCTATTGGAAAACATTGACGATATACCAAGCCAAAATGGTTCATATGAGTTTGAAAATATAAAGATCACCACAGACCCAAACGTGATTGGGAAAGATGATAAATATTACATTTACGCAGCACAATTTAGTGCTGATTTATTTATTAAACCAAAGAAGGAGTGATATAAATGTCAGAGTTTCCTTTGAACTATAAAAACGTTTACGAAATTGACACGACACCTGATGCTACAGAGCCAACTTGGGCAACAATTGCGGCAGGTATTTCTTCAGTAGACCCTTCATTCGATGATGATACGGATGACACTGCTTACTATGATGGACAAGGTTTTGGGAGCAATGATGTAACAGGTATAAAAGCATCTTTAACATTTAGCGGAAATAGATTATATGGTGATCCTGCACAGGACTTTATTGCCAGCATTGCCTTTGAAGTTGGTCAAAAACGCAAAACCCGTTTTCGCTGGACTCAACCAGACGGAAAACAAGTGACTGGAAACGTAACTGTTTCTGATATAAAAATTACTGGCGGCGATGCAAACGCTAAATCAGACTTTGAATTCAAAGTAACGTTCAACGGTAAACCAGATGTCACCGACACAACTCAAGGCGGTACAACAGGTGAATAACACTTAATCAGGGCAGCCTAACTGCCCTATTATTTTTAATTTTTTAAGGAGGAATCTTAAATGGTTAGAAAAATTGAGATCAAAAAAGCTTATGAAGAAGTGGAAATTGGAAATAAAATTTATCGGGTTGATTTAGGAGATGACAAAGTAAAAGAATATCAAGATTTCTTTAATGAATATCAAAAAGAAGCAGAGAAGCTAGAAAAAACAGATGTGACGAAACTTTCTCCTTTAGAACAAGATGAATACCGCAAACGCAGCAAAGAACTTACAAAACGCACCTTTGATGTCATCTTAGGAGAAGGAGCATTTGAGGAAATCTATGAATTGACGGGTCGTTCATCTATTGTTATGTTCGACATTATTTCACAAGTAATGGACATCATCAATGAGCGCTCAAACGAATTCAAGGAAAAAGCGAAGGAATACTACACGAAAAAGAAGTGATCTAAATGAAATTAACAGATCGCTTTGATGATGTGATCGAATACGGTGGGGAAGAAATTCATGTTAATCTTGCTTTTGACATCGTTCTCCGCGCTCATGAATTGCTCAAGGATGATACTTTTTCACCTTATGAAAAGGTGGAAATCCTCTTTGATATGTTCGTGATTGACAGCGAAAACTACGATTTTAGTTTTATGGAGAAAAACGAAATTGTAGAAGCAATCTTCACAGAATTACTTGGTTTCGGCGGTAAAGAAAGTGAGATATCAACAGGAAAAAAATATTTTGACTTAGAAAAGGACGCGGAATACATATACGCGTCTTTTTTGCAAGATTACAATATTGATTTATTTGAAATGCAAGGTGTGCTTCATTGGGAAAAATTTTTAGCGCTATTAGGAAGCTTAAGCGACAAAACAAAATTCATGGAAGTTGTGAACATAAGAAAACAAAAAGTACCGAAACCAACCAAATACAACAAGGAAGAACGCGAAAATCTTATCAAATTAAAACGGATCTATCGATTAGAAGAAGAAACAGACGCACAAGAAGCAGAAGCACGTTTAAATGCGTTTGCCGAAGCATTACTACGAAGCAAAAGGAGGTGAGTGAATGGCTGACGGAAAAGTTATTATTGATACCAAGTTGGACAATTCAGAAATTGACCGCGGTTTGAGAGAATTACAATACAAAATTAAACAGACTTCCAAAAGTATAGACACAGTGAACAAAAGCCTATCTGGTACAGGGAACCAAATAGGCAAAGAGTTTACCAAAATGGGCGATACTATCGGAAAATCATTTGATTTCGCAGCATATAGCGCCCGTAAATTCAAAGAAGATTTAGCCAGATATGGTCCAGATTACGCCGAATATAGACGATTAAGCCGTGAATTAAGTCAAATGCATTATCAGTTTCAACTTGCCAATATGAAAGCTCTTATGCCCTTTCATCGTCAAATGATGGAAGTCGAAAAAGACATGTTCAAATTAGGTTTGAGCATGAAAGAATATGCCGGGACAAACAAACAATTCATGGATGAAGTCGTAGCACTTGGTGCGAAGCACAAAAAGATCCGCGATGAAATGATCAAAAATGACAAGATGTTGGCTATGTCGATGATCCAAACCGCGGGACAAGTGTTGAACATGACATCACAAGCCAAACGTATCACAGAAAACTATCAACGCATGAAAAATCCATTGTACGGCATAAATAAAGCTGGATTGGCGGCTGCAAATGCACTAAATGAAATGGCACATCAAGGTAATGCTGCTGTATTGGCTCTTAAAATGTTAGGACCAACCGCAAACATGAAAAAGCTACGCGATATGCAAATGATGATTACACAAGGCGTGATGAGATTTCAAACGGTAGCGCTAGGAGCAGCAGCTACAAGTGCTATTTTATATGGTTCCATGCACAAAATGGCTATGGACACTAATAAAGAATATAAAAAAGCATTTGAAGGTATGCTTGCAAACTTACAAAAAGCCATTCAACCGATGGTGCAAGTGTTTGCAGCTGTAATGATCCATGTTTATAACTTTATAAGCGCTATTGCGAAGATGATTACAAAATTTAATGAAGTTCATCCCACCATCGCAAAAGTAGCAAGCGCAATCTTGTTACTATTACCTGCATTAACGCTGATTCTATCTCCATTGTCAATCGGTATCGGTTTATTAAACGGACTTAAAGCAGCGTTGGCTTCTGTGTGGACATTTATTGGTCCGGCAGTAACGGGTCTTGCTGCTATGTCAGGAACCGTATTATTGGTGTCATCGGTTATTGTAGGATTAACCGCTGGCATTATCATGCTATGGAAAAATTCTGAAACGTTTAGAAATGTAGTAAATAAAAGCATAGCAACTATCAGTAATTTTGGACAAGCATTGCTGAATTTGGGTAAATATTTCTTTTGGGTAATCGCTGACGGCGATCAGTTAAATGACTGGCTTGGTCATTTACCTCAAGCTTGGCAAGGCGCTGTCGAAAAAATCGGTCAAGCGCTTAGCAATCTAAGAAAAGCAATTATTGATGCGTTTAATGGTAACTTCACAGGAATCGAAAGTATTTTCCGGAATTTGATTCCTACTATCATCGGCATTCTTGTCGGTGGAATACCAGGATTGATTATATCGGCTTCACGTTTCGTTCCTGCGATTGTACAAGGAATTCAAAGCAATGCATCACAAATTTCAACGACTATTTTGAACATAACCACTGGCATTGTTACGTTTTTTACTACTCAATTTCCTCGATTTCTTCAAACGGGGGTTCAAATCATCACTAATTTAGTGCAAGGTATAGCAACAGCACTCCCTGTTATAGCAAATGCGTTTGTCAATATTATTACGATGATATTGACGATAATCGTTCAAATGTTGCCAGTGTTATTACAAGCAGGAATTCAAATCTTGCAAGCGTTGACAAACGGAATTTTACTGCAAGCTGTTCCATCACTAATGTTTGCAGCTTTACAAATAATTCAAACACTAGTAAATTTGCTTGCTCAAAATTTACCGTTACTGTTATTCACAGGAATGACTATATTGATGACGCTCATTAATGGAATTCTCCAGATGTTGCCAACCCTCATTCAGACAGCAATGCGACTTATCAACGTGATCATAAGTACATTGGTGCAATTGCTTCCAATGATTATCCAAGTAGGCATTCAATTGTTGCTTTCGTTGGTGAACGGAATCGTAAGAATGTTGCCGATGCTGATAAATTGTGCAATTCAATTAATCATGCAAGTTGCTAATATATTAATTCATAATCTTCCGTTCATTATAAATGCCGGAGTAAGAATCCTGTTAGCATTGGTGAACGGCATTATTAGAATGCTTCCAACGTTGATTAATGCAGCGATTTTATTGATCAATAAAATCGTGTCCATTTTGGTAACCCATTTACCTCAAATCATAAGCGCGGGTGTTAGAATTTTAACTTCATTGGTAAATGGAATTGTTAGAATGTTACCTTTGCTTATGAGTACGGCATTGACGTTAATTGTAAGAATTGCAAGCACGATCGTTAGCAACCTACCGAAAATTATTAGCGCAGGTGTAAGGATTTTAACATCATTGATAAATGGAATTGTTAAAGTATTGCCTCAACTTATCAGCGCATCAGTAAAGTTAATTACAAAAATTGTAAGCACAATTGTTAGCAATCTACCTAAAATTATAAGTGCAGGGGTTAGAATATTAACTGCTTTAATAAGTGGTATTCTGAAAATTTTGCCTCAACTAATTTCGGCTGCAATCAAATTGGTTGTTGCTATCGCAAAAGCAATTATTAAAAATCTACCGCAAATCATAAGCGCTGGAATACAAATACTCAAAGCTTTGATCAGAGGTATTATTCAAGTTGTAGGACTTCTTTTATCAAGCGTTAAATCGTCTGTCATCGATCCTTTGATTAAAAAATTCAAAGGGATTAGCTTGAAAGATATAGGAAAAGACATCATTAAAGGTCTTATTTCCGGTATCAGTTCTATGACTAAAGGTGCAGGCAAAGCCATTTCTGATGTAGCTCATACGCTTATTAATAAGTTCAAGAGTATTCTTGGCATTCACTCACCTTCTCGCGTATTCCAAGAGTTAGGCGGATACGTCCTTAAAGGTTTGGTGAATGGGCTGACCAGCGCAAATCTAAAAGAACTTGGTATGTCCGTACTCAAAGACTTTGGTGGCGGTGTCATCAAAGGTTGGAACTCGGTTAAATCGTTCTTAACTGCTTTGTTAGGTGGAGGTTTCAGTGGTGGTGGCAATGTAACCGCATGGCTAACCGCAGCCCTTGGATTGACCGGAACACCGTTATCATGGTTACCGGGACTGAAAAAGTTAGTCCAAGCCGAATCGGGCGGAAATCCGCGCGCAATTAACAGAATCCCTGTGCTCGGACAGCATGCAACTGGGTTACTTCAAATGCTACCGTCAACTTTCCGGGCGTACATGCTAAAAGGTCATGGAAATATTTTCAATCCGATTGACAACGCGGCTGCTGCAATCCGTTATATCAAAAGCCGTTACGGATCGGTTTATAACACTCCATTATTTAAAGGCGGACCCTACAAAGGTTATGCCAAAGGTACAAACTATCATCCTGGCGGTCTTGCTTTAGTTGGCGAAAAAGGGAGAGAGCTGGCGAACATCCCAGGTGTAGGGCTTGTTTTGGTAGGTTTGAAAGGTCCACAATTGCTGAACTTACCTCGCGGAACAAGCGTTATTCCGAACAGAGAAACAGAAAAATTATTATCCGGTGCAAGTTCGAAAGCATTAAAAGGAATCAACGTAGAAAAAGCAACAAGTTGGATGAAAACGCTAGTTGGCAGCATTACAACGCCGTTTATACCTGCTTATGCGGATGGTGTTGGAATACAACATATAAGTCATCAAATTATTACGGGTAACACGGATAACCCTGTCATTCAAGTTCAAATGGACCCGATCACAGTCTATACAGTCTTAGATGGAAAAGTCATCGCCAAAACCGTTACGGATATCCAAAATCAAGAGAACGTCAGATCTATGAGATTGCGTGGTGAGACTCCCTAATGTTAGAAAATGAATTCGGGTTTACATTCGCGACAGTACATTCAAGTAATTTTAATATAAAAATCACTGACATTCGCCGAAATATTTTCCCGGAACTAAGCGACAGTATGCTTTCTATACCAGGTAGATATGGTTCATATTATACTGGAACGTCAGTAAACCATAGAGTCATACAAATAGATATCGATATCGTTGCCAGTTCGCACGCCGAGAGATTATCTTTATCTCGGTTGATTGCGTACTGGCTTTTTAGTACAAATGCAGATCAAGAGATCATTTTTGATGATGAGCCAGATAAGATTTACTACGGTCACGTTGCGAATTCAACTGAAGTTCAGCGTTCTTTGTACAATGGTAAAGCAACATTAGAAATACACTGCTCGGACCCTTTCGCCTATAGCACCGATGAGAAGACGATAACGCCAGATGAAAATGGTAAATTTACGTTCGTCAATGAGGGAACGGCAACAACGTTTCCCGTTTTTAGTACAACATTCAATAATGATGCAACATTTTTATCATTAACATCACCAGATGGGATTGTTTTAATTGGTCGTCCTCCAGACGCACAAGCGAATACGGTTCCTAAAGAAACAATCATCCTGCAAGACCCTATGACATCAACAGCCAATTGGTCAAATGCAGGAGACATATTGGATGGGGGCAGGGTGAACACTGGCACTATTGTTTCACATGGGGATGCAATTTGGGCTAGTGATTACGGTACTGGAACGGCAGGTGCCAAGATATGGCATGGACCAGCAATAAGACAAAACTTATCAACGGCGGTCACTGATTTTACGGTCAAAGCAAGAATCTTTTTCAGATCGCAACAAAATAATAATGTTAACCAAATGGGACTTCTTGAGATTTATTTATTTGACCAAAATGGTGGAAAGATCGGAAAAATGTGCATGAGAGATTCTTATTCAAATTATGAATATAACGTTCCAGAAATTTTTATTGGAGATGAATCATTTTTGACAAAAGAGCCAGCACCTCCGAAGCCATATACGGTTTCCCAAAAACAATATACGACTTATACAGTTAAAAAAGGCGATACTTTATGGGATATTGCAAGGAAATATAATATTTCAATGTATGATTTAGCAAGAATAAACGGAATGAATGTAAATGATATTCTACCAATCGGTAAAAAACTGAAAATCTATGATAAGACCGTCACAAAAACAGTATATCCAACGTCTGTCGGTGATTATAACGATTTCTATGGAGCGTTAACACTTTCACGTATTAAGAATAAGTGGTATGCAGAGGTCGCACGTTTGGATAGTAACGGCAGAAGGTACAAAACAATATCCAGAACCTTCTATGACACACAAAACAAATACACAAAAGGGGATTTAGCTTTTATCGTCATTCATTTTGCACAATTCGATACACAGCCAGTTGTTCCAGAAATAGGAGTAGCAGAAGTCAAAGTCATTCGAACGAATGATACAAACGATGATGATAATGTAACTATTTTTCATGCAGGCGATGAGTTAGAAATTGATTTCACTGATTCTAGTGTATGGCTGAATGGTGAATTATTCATGAATGAATTAGATGTGGCAAGCACATTTTTCCCAATCTATGAAGGAACCACAGAGGTTGTAGTGAACACGGATGATGACACGGCTATACATTCAGCTACATTTACAGAAAGATTTTTATAAGCACTCATATTGAGTGCTTTTTTAATTTGCATTTAAAGGTGGTGAGGAAATGATTTTCATCTTAAACAGCGATGAAAAAGTGGTTGGTATCCTCACGAACAATGGAAACCCCAATAGTTGTCCGTACTTTGACGATGTTCTCAAAGAATCAATTGAGGTCGGCGCAGCGACATATGAATTTTATGTGCCATCTAATCATGATGTAGCCGATACGATTCAAGAAGGCGGCTATGTTGTAAGGGCTGATCTTGATGGGAATTTAAGAATGTTTTCTATTATGCAAGTTGAAGAAACACATGGGAGCGAAAACAAAAAGTATGTATATGCGGAAGATGCAGGACTTGAATTGCTGAATGACATTGTAAGACCAGCAACTTACGAAAATAAAAACCAAGATGAAATATTGGACATTGTGCTATTGGGTTCACGATGGAAACGTGGAGAAACCGAATATTTGGGCTTTGATACTTTTACATTTGAAAACTATGACAACGTGCTTGCTACGCTTCAATCAATAGCAAAACAGCTAAATGGTGAATTGAGTTTTAGAGTAGAGATAAAAAACGGTGAAGTGTCTGGGCGATATGTTGATTTAGTGAAACAACGTGGAACAGACACAAAAAAACGGTTTACTTACTCAAAAGACATTGTATCGATTAAGCGTAAAGTAGACATGTCAAATGTCGTGACGGCTTTGGTCGGTGTTGGTAGCAACGATACCAATTTTAAAAGTATTGAATATACAAAGTCTGCAAATGGCTTTGATAAACCGTTAAATCAGGACTGGGTAGGAGATCCAGACGCTTTGCAACGCTGGGGGAAAAAAGGAAAACATATATTTGGCAAATTTGAATATGACACGACAGACCCTAAAACGCTATTAGATAAAACATGGGAACAGCTTCAAACATTGAAAGAACCATCCATTACATATGAAATGGATGTAGCCTTATTAGAAAGATTAGCCGGGATTGAACATGAAAAAGTAAGGATAGGCGATACGGTCTATATAATAGACGAAACATTTTCTCCGGCTTTGTATTTAGAAGCAAGAGTTTTAGAACTCGAAACCTGCTTTTCTGACCCTAGTAATGATAAATGCACTTTGGGGAACTACAAGATTGCCAAAAGTAATATCACTGCACAAATGCGTGCTTTGCAATCCAAACTTCTAAAGAAAGAGGCTACTTGGGATCAGGTCGGAGAAGCATTGCAAGTGGCGAATAATGCTCAAGAAATAGCAAATACAGCACAACAAACTGCATCTTCGGCCCAAGAAACAGCTTCAGCAGCGCAAACAGCAGCCGATAATGCACAGCAAACGGCTAATACTGCACAGACTACAGCTGAAAACGCACAACAAACAGCCACAAATGCTGAAAATACAGCCAATAATGCTTTAGAAACGGCAAATGAAGCCAAAGATACGGCTAATACTGCTTTAGAATCTGCAAACGGTAAGAACACCAACTACTATGGTCAAAATGAGCCATCCAATCCTAAAAACGGTGATATATGGTTTGTTGAAGATGCTGAAGGTAATGTAACGGCTATAAAGCATTATGATGGCAGCCAATGGGTACTAGATGTTGATAATTCTTTCATCCAACAAGCACTATCAGATGCTGAAAATGCACTAGCACAAGCAAATAGTGCTATAAGTGCTGCAAATGATGCTAACAGTAATGCACAGAATGCTATTAATCAAGCACAAACAGCATTCAATACGGCTCAAGATGCGGTCACTAAAGCTGATGAAGCAACAAATCAACTCTCCACTTTATCCCAAACAGTAGAAGGGCTACAAAGTACCGTTGCGAATAAAGCTGATCAATCAACCGTAACACAACTTGCAAATGTAGTAGACACGAAAATTAGCCAAGCCGATGCAGATGCTAAATATGCAACTCAATCCCAACTTACTCAAACGGCAAATAGCTTAACAAGCACAATCACCAGCATTCAACAAGATTTGGATAATTACCAATCTCAAATTACTCAACTTTCTAATGATATTAATTTGAGAGTTCAAAAGGACGATATCATCAATCAAATCAACCTTTCAACTGAAGGCATACTGATTGATGGGGAAAAAGTTCATATTACTGGTCAAACGACAATTGATAACGCAGTAATCAAAGATGCAATGATCCAAAGCGTTAGTGCTGATAAGCTCACAGCCGGAACAATAGATGCGGATGTCGTTACTATTAGAAATTTAACAGCCGGATCTATTAAATCTTTAAATGGTCTCAACATAAACAATCAGTTCATTGTTGATTCAAACGGAAATGTTACTTTCAAAGGAAATTTGTCCGGAGCCACAGGAACATTTAGTGGAAATATCTCGACTTCTGCTGATGCTAACGTTGGAAACAATGTAAATCTTGGTGGTTTAACAGATTACTCACAGAAA